TGTGCACGCTAATGATGCTTGGCGAATTACTTACAAATGGAGATATTTCTACTCGTCTGCATAATGGTTTATATTATGAATTTCGCAAACGAATAGATGAATCTTTTGAAAACATGGAATTTGATGAATGCTGTAAGTATACTGAATATCTTTATCATTTAGAGATTTTCGAAAGTATGACACTTGCGGAAGTATTGACTTATCTTCATATATCTAAACCGGAAGATATACTAAAATTTGAGATGTGCGGTAAAAAACTGTAGAGGACCTTCGTAGTATACTATAAGGAGATTTGACTAATGATAAAAATTGAGCACATTGAAACATTTGGTTGGGGCGCGGCCATAAGAGGTATGCGAAATCCTATGAATTCTTGGGATAAAAGCGATAGTGGAATTTGCTATAAGGAAGTGAATTGCACAACATGCCAAAGCGATAAAGATGTTTGCGTCGCGAACATGAAAAATAACAAATTTGTAATTGGATTTAATGATTTTGATTTAATGAAACGTCTTGCTAAAACTGGAACCGATCATCGCAAATATCTTCGAATGATTACTGTGTATTGTGACATTACCGCTCCACTATATTGGTGGAAAGAAATGGATACGTACAAAATCGGTACGGTTGCAAATTCATGCAGTACCATGCATAAGATTCATTCCAAAAGATTTATGCGAGATGATTTTAGTATTGAGCATCTTCATAATTGTGACGAAAGTCACTGGATGGTTTGCATGGATAATGTGATTGCTTCTTTGAATGTAGCTAGAAACTATTATCTCGACACCAAAGATAAAAAATATTGGTGGCAAATGATTCAGCTTCTTCCTAGTTCATATAATCAGAAGCGCACCATCATGATGAATTATGAAGTTCTTTCGAATATTTATAAATCTCGTAAAGGGCACAAACTTGATGAGTGGCATACGTTTCTTGATTGGATCGAAAAACTTCCGTATTCTGAGTTGATTACGAAAGCCAACTAAAATGAAAATTATCATGTATTGTTCAAAGGTTGAATATTATCCAAATGATGAAGATTGTACCGATGATGAATTTGTATATCAATTCAAAAGTAATTTTGGAAATTTTCAACTCAAATCTCATAGTAAAATTTCAAAATTTGATCCTGGGGGACACAGTCTCTATTGATATTAACAAATTAACAGTAATAGAGGTGGAACGATGAATACAATCTTTATGACATGCGACAGAGTAGAAGTTAATCATGACGATTTTTATGACGGTAATGTGACCAAGTATCGTTTTTCTAGCCCTTACGGAAAACTATCATACAAAACAAATGATAAATCTCATTATTTTAATATTGGGGATGCAATTGAAGTAACCATTAAATCGTTGAAAGAGAAAAGTAATGCGTCTAACACTGGAAACGTTAAGCGACTCTAATATTTCGATTCGCCATTTTGCTGAACTTATAGATTCTGATGTATTAACCATCAAAAGATATTTAAATCATTCTAAGCGGCAAAGGATTTCAAGTATAAGGCGAATAGAGCTCGGTGCAGATGTTCTTATCATGAACAATCTTGTTTGGCCTCCGTTGGATTACACGCCAAACACTAAAAATGAAAGAACTTATGCCGAAAATAAAAAGATTTCTTATGAACTTGATGCCAAATTCAGAGAAAATTATTCTCAAAGAGAATCCGCTAATAGACTGTTTTAAAGGAGAATACCTATGAGCGTACAATATGATACATATTTACATAACCATATTTCAAATGTTGAAAAAGCTTTTGAATGGCTTAATGATAAACTTGGCTATATTTTTAAAGAAGAAGCGAATGATATTCGAGATTTGATCATTAAGCACGATCAATCGAAATTTAGTCCTGAAGAATACGATGCCTATGATGCATATTTTTATGGGCAGGATAGATCTTACGCCATGGTAACTAAATTCAATACCGCTTGGCTTCATCATATTCATAATAATCCTCATCATTGGCAATATTGGGTTTTGTTTCAAGATGAAGGAACCATTATTTGTATCGATATGCCTCTTAAATATATTATTGAAATGATTTGTGATTGGTGGTCGTTTAGTTGGAATGACGGAAATCTTTTTGAAATATTTTCTTGGTATGAGGACAACAAAAACAATATGGAGTTAAGCGAACCGACCAGAGTGACCGTAGAAACTATTCTTAATAGCATGCGAAATGTTTTGGAGGGAAATGATGAATAGAGTTGATATTGCACGTAAAGAACTTGAAGCAGCTGGTTTGTTTGACGCTGATGCCGATTACAATGGAGCAATTGGGGAAGCAGTCATGGAACTAATGCAAACTTTTGAAAACCAAAATCATAGCGAATTTAGTGCTATGTTGACTCTTAATTTGTTTGAACGTCTATCAAAAGATCGACCTCTTACTCCTTTGACAGGTGAAGATTGGGAATGGGAACAGATGGTTCTTGGCGAAGACGAAGTTTATGATGATCTGGCTTACATTAATATCAGATGTCCTTTTATTATTAAAGATTCAAATGGTGTAGCGTATAACACTGAGGGAAAGATATTTTCTGATGATGGCGAAGTTTGGTATACAAATAGAGATTCTAGAATTCCTATCACTTTCCCGTATATTGTTCCCGATGAACCGGTTCGAGTAATTCTAGGTAAAGATAATGACTAAAATTTTATATCTATGCGATAGACGACAATGTAAACTTTGTAGTTATCCCGAATGCCAGCATACATCCGATCCGTTGCATGCGATTAATTTCCATATCGAATATGATACTTTAGTTGAGGAGGTTCCCAATGAACGATCTAAAAGAAGTATATTACAAAGATTATTGCAAAAACTGCAAATATGTAAAGCTAAAAGAGCACGAAAATCCATGTAACGATTGTTTGAATCAACCATACAATATTAATTCTCACAAACCCGTATATTTTGAGGAGGGCGATAATGAATTCTGACATTAAAGATCCGATTAAGAATCCAGCACATTATACTCAAGGTCAATATGAATGCTGGGATGCGATGGAAGATCTTCTCGGACGAGAACTTGTAAATGATTTTTGTATTGGTTGCGCTTTCAAATATATTTGGCGAGAAGATCTGAAAAATTCCTCAGTGGAAGATATCGAAAAAGCAATTGTATATTTGAATAAATATGCAGAATTGAACGAACTATCGGTAAATGTTTATAAAACAATGTCAATTCAATACGTACAATTTTATCCATATTATAAATCACATAAATGTGAACAATCGGTAATGGATTATTTCCTACTTAGAGGATTTGAATGTTTAATTCATTTTCGTATCGATTGCGATATCGATCCGATTCAAAGATGCGATTTGCTAATTGAGTCATTGGCAAATTTAAACGCATGGGTTCTTATTCAAAATGAGGGTGATATTTAATGATTGATTATCGTGTTGTAATCCCTGATAAAAAATTTGAAATTGTATTTTCTGATGAAAATTCGAGAGTCACCGATAATTTTATTAAAGCTATTATGAATGGAGATCGAAAAGAACGAGGCTCTATTTTTAATGCTAAAAATTATGACACAATTGCTAAATTTGATTGCATTAAAAAACCAAGTCAAATTAGTGCGTATAAGTCAGAGTATTCTAAACAAGTGATCAAATACGCTAAAGCAGAAAAGAATAGCAATCATATGTATTATTTTATCTCATTTGAAAGCTAGATTATGAAAGATAATTTATATGCTATGCTTTGCTTGTTAGGGCTTGGAATTGGATATATTTTGGTTACAACATTAAGCGCTATTGTCATAATAGGATTAATAGTCTGTGGTGCTAATTTAGCTATCGCGCTATTGTCTTTATAAGGAAACGCATATGACCGAAATCGATGATAAAATATATTCTGAAATAACAATTAAAACATATACTACTGATAAAGATGGTCTTATTAAAGGAACGAAAGTTCGAACGATTATGATTAATAAACCTCGATATCAAAAATCTTCATTAGCTTCTACTTGTTCTAAGCGAGTTAAGATTGCTGTAGAAGATATGATTAGATAATATATTTAGGAGATACAAATGGAAGAATTTTCTAATGAACATTACATTGCTCTTGGAATGATGGCTGTAGAATTGTATCTTACACCCAAGAAAGTAATTTTCAATAATCCCGCAACCATTGTGTATTGGGAAGACGGATCAAAGACAGTCGTTAAGTGTGGTTCTGGTGATATTTACGATCGTGAAAAAGGTTTTGCTATGTGTGTACTTAAGCGATTGTACGGATCGAAGTTCCATGCTATCTTGAAAGAGTATGCACCAGAAGAAGAAAGCGATTCCGAAAATGTTTTTGATCGTGTTGTAGATAAGATTTTTAACGAACTTTTTAATTCTGATATGTTTAAACTGGAAGATATTAAGCCAGCTACTTTTCAGCCTAAGGAGAATTAACATGACCCCTAACGAATATCAACTTGCTGCTATGGCCACTGCTCCAGAACATATTTTTGATCATGCGGATGATGCTCTCGATAACGCAGCTCTCGGTCTTTGTGGGGAAGCAGGAGAGTTTGCAGATATTTTGAAAAAATATCTTTATCAAGAACATCCGATTGATCCGTATCATCTTGCTAAAGAACTCGGAGATATTCTTTGGTACGTTGCTATGGGGGCTACCGCGCTTGGGTACGATCTCGAAGAGCTTATGGAAATGAATATTGAGAAGCTAAAGGTTCGATATCCCGAAGGGCATTTTGATGCGAATAGGTCACAGCACAGAGCTGATGGTGATATCTAATGTTAAACTGTCCTTTTTGCGGAGGTAATGAATTTTACACGGTAGATGTTCGGAACAAAGACAAATCAAATGGAATAAGGCGTAGACGTGAATGCAAGTTTTGCGGGAAGCGGTTTACTACTTATGAGGTTTGTCCGGATATGTATAATGAAGATAGGCCATTCCCATCGCAAGTAAAAGATCCGAATCCGGGATTGAATTTTAGACAAGAACGTCGATCTGCAATTAAAACCGCTAAAGATTTAGGCTATGATCGTTATATTATTGCCGAGCTTGAAAACGCTAAAGACGAACTTGAACTATCCAGAATAATGGTGAAAGGTAGGCGAAGACTTTATGCTGATTAAAGACATGAGAGATTGGTTAAAAAGAACTTACCCTGGTAAGTTTTGGTCTGATAAAGTGGACCGAATGAGCGACAAACAAATTCAGGCTATATTTATCGACCTTAGAAAGCGAGGTAAAATTAATGTTTGACGAATTTATTCCATCTAACGACATAGAATACACCATGTGCCCCGCCAAAGCACAAATCATATTTTCTCTAGAAACGCGCCAACTATTTACTAATAAATTACCGGAAGAGTATAAAGACTCTATTGTGGAATATTGCAATAGCCATGAAGAATTCGAGCCGGAAAAGCCGGTGTATTTAATTAATGGCTCAAAAACTATCGCGGTAATGATAGCACCGATAATGCTTCCTTTTACAGAGTTTGTAAGCAATTTGGTTCGTGAAAGCATGGATTCGCAAATTTAACAAGTCCTATTATGGAGAGTAACCAAACTCTCTTTTGTTTTTATATTTTGAAAGGAGAATCATGAGTAAGTTTAGTTTACATGGAATTCTTAATGGAGCATCAAAGTATCTATCTAAGAATTCTCCAGCTATTCTAACTGGTTGCGGAATCGCAGGTATTGTCGTTACAGCTGTAACGGCGGTATATGCTACGATGGAAGCTTCAGAAAAAATTAATGACGCTGAAGAAGTAAAGCAAGAGCCTTTGACAAACAAAGAAATTGTACAAGTTGCATGGAAGAGCTATATTCCTGTTGCTCTTGCTGGAGCTTCTTCTGCCGCATGCTTTGTCGGAGCTCAGACGATCAACATGCGTCGTAACATGGCGCTCGCAACTTTATATTCTATGACGGCTAACAATTTTAGCGATTATCGAGAAGCGGTTGTAAAGAAGCTTGGTGAAAAGAAAGAAGAAGAAGTTCGCGACGAAGTGTCTCGCAAACAGATCGAAGAGAATCCTGTAGAATCTAGCGAAGTGATTATCGGCGATGGCGATACTCTTTGCTACGATTCGTGGTCTGGGCGATATTTTCGTTCTAGCATCGAAAAGATTCGAGGCGCGGTAAATACGATTAATCATGATTTAAATAGCGAATTAACTATTCCGCTTAATGATTTTTATTTTCTACTGCATCTGCCGACTGTTAAAGCCGGTGACAAAGCTGGATGGAACGTTGACAAGCCAATGAAAGTATATTTTAGCAGTCAGATCGCTGAAAATAATGAACCGTGTATTGTAATCAATTATTACACTGAGCCCATGGAAGATTATCTTGAATTGTAATTCGCATTTTTTACATGGGCTATAATGAAAGGAGGTGCTTATAATGGACGCTAAAACTTTGAAGGTTTTGAGTCTCGTTATTTCTGCCGCTGGTATGGTACTTGGTATGGCCGGTAACATCGTAAGCGACAAGAAACAGAAGGCTGACATTGACAAGGCTGTTGCTGAAGCTATTAAAAAGCAGAACTAATCAAGAAGGAGAGATCTACACATGGTCTCTCCTCTTTATATTTTAGGAGACGTGATGTATGAACGTGAATTAGCTTTATTGAAAGAATATATTAAGGAACTTGATTCCAGACCAACTTTCGGTATTGCTAAAGAAATTCAACGTAATTCATATTGCAAATTTGCAGCATGCGAGATTATTGAT